CATCTTGCCGCCAGCCGTCGCCACGTACATATTGGTAAGCACGACCGCAATAAGCGCATCTTTCAGCCACATGACTGGCGCAGTCACTATCGCAGTAACTAACCGCCAGAAAGGTGACATACGGGATGTGTTAGTGATCAGCCCTTCATCAGTCACGATGGCGTTAAAGCGTGCCTGCACCTCTTCTTCTGTGACCGGCATTCCGCTGTCTTTCAGTACTTCTTCAAAATCAACCTGCGGCTTTTCCGTCATACATCCACCTGGTAAGCAATACTGCCAAAATCATAAGTGCTGGCCGTCACCCATAATCGCTTCGGGCTTTCTTCACTGATTTCCACGGTACCAGGCACAATGCGTTCATCTTCTTCCACCAGTAATTCAAGCTGGGTAAAAATATCGGCTCGCATTGTCGGGCTTCGCTCTGCAATTAATCGGGTTGCCAGCCCACTTTCCAGAATGGAATGAACAATATCCTGCCCAATACTTTGCCGGTTATTACATAGTTCAGGCTCATTGCCGACATTCAGAACAAAATCACCATTCTGGATCAGTAAATCGATATAAAGGTTTTCACTCATCCGTTAAGCTCCTGCCATTCCATTAATTTACCCGGTGAAAGCGTTTCTTTCGGATAAATATTTACCGTGCCAATTTTCTTGCTGTTATCCGTTACCGACCTGGTATTACTGTTAATGGATTTACTAATGCCGCCGCGCTCAATACCTTTTAACTCACCACCAGTAGATAACGTATTAGTCGTTAACGGCGGCGGGCTTTCTGCGGCCATAGAAATATCCACACCGGGAATTTTATTTAACTTCCCTACAATCCAGTTCCATGATTTAAGAAAACCGCCTTTAATAACCTGCCAGACATTATCAAACATTGAGATAATACCGCTTGCCATGCCGCCAAGCGCCTGCGTCGGTGAAAATCCGGTCAGAAGTGCAATAAAACTATTCCAGCCATCTTTGATAAATTGCCAGGCGCTGGCAAAGATACCCGCCAGCCATGTAACCACCCCAGCCACAACCTTAAAGGCTTCGGTATTCATCACGGCAGCTTTTACCGTATCCCAGTGCTTAATCAGCAGATAACAGCCTGCGGCCAGCAGGGCAATGGCTCCAATGACAAGCAGGATCGGCCAGCTCATGAAGTTAATAGCCGCACCAGATAATACTGCGGCCATTCTTACCGCCAGCAAAATCCCCCGCAATGCGGCCAGAGAAGCATTCCAGACAACCACCGCTTTCTGTGCCAGCCACAAAGTAGCTGTGTAAATTGTTGTGACGGAGGACAGGACACGCCAGATCCCCGCCAGCCCCAGCATGATAAATTGGGATACACCCATAACGATGTTTACCGTTGCGCCCACGACTGCAAAACTCAACAACGCCATCGAGGCATACCCAACGACACGGGCGATATTGGGAAACATCTGCATCCAGCGGGCAAAAGTCTGCCCCATATCCGCCAGGCGGTTCAGTAGAGGATACAGTACCGGGATCAGCGTCAGGCCAATGACCGTCTTGATTGCCTGCAGGATGGCCACGAAGCGATCCCAGGGTTTTACCATTTTTGTGGCCATTTCCTGGGTACGTCGCAGGCCATCTGCCCCGCCCAACTCCGTAATATTTCGCTGTAACAACGCCACATTGCTATACAACTGTTTCACCACGGCGGAACTGTCACCAAAAGCGGCATCCAGTTCCGCCTGCGCTTTCAGGTTCCCTTCCAGGCTTTTGCCGTATTTGCCCTGCAGCTTGATCAACATTTCCGGCATGGACAACATTTTGCCGGTGGCATCAGTGAACGACAGCCCCAGCTTTTTAGCACCATCAATGGCACCCGTCATAAAACCTTCATAAGCGCTGCTGGCTTCCGTTCCCAGTGTGCGGCTTAACTGCCCCAGCACGGCCAGCTGCTCATCCAGCCCCACGCCGTAGTTAGTCCCCACGCCGCGTGCCCCTTCCATCAAATCCTTGATAGTGGCCATTTCCGTGCCAAAGGTCTTGCGCATATACACCATCTTCCCCGCCAGCTGCTCGGCAAACTGGACTTTGCCCAGGCGCTCCGCCTCAGCTGAGAAGTTGCCATACATTTGCCCCATAAATTCTGCCGTATCGGCAGCAGTGGATTTCAGGGCAAACGCCAGTGTATTAGCGACTTTTGTCACCTTCGGCAGCTCATTGCCGGTCAGCCCGGCAATGGATGCGTTAATGCTTTCGGTGGATTGCACAAACTCCACCGCGCTGGCGCCGTAGGTCGTGCTGAATGCCAGCGCATCCCGCTGCACGGTTTTCAGGACAGAACTACCAATGCCTTTTGCCGCGGCATCGGTCAGCGCGTCATACATTTCAATTGCCGGTGATAATGCGCCTTTGATGGCCATCCCGGCACCCGCCAGCGCCAGCACACCGCCACCAATACGCGTGAATGCCGCATTTGATTTTTCAGCAAAGCCGGTGACATTGTTTTGCACCTGTTTTAACGGGCGCGATAATTTATCAATCAGGCTTAATGTAAAATCTAACTGTTTCATTCTGTGCCTTTAAATGCGGTACTGATTCCGTTAGCAATGGCAATATGCATATTTTCCCAGTGACGATTATCCAGCCATATCGCAGCTGCAATATCATCTATGGAATCATTACCCTGCGGTAAATAGTGGCGACGTAAAATTAAATACTGATCGAGTCCGTTATTTTCTATAGAACGGACTCGTTTACTCAGTTTTTTACTTCGATTTCCAGCTCAGGCGCATAAATCTCATTTACTTTTCCGGCCAGCTGAATTGCCGCCCCAGGACGTTTCAGAATATCTTCCAGCGCGTCTTTACTTTCTGCCGCCACAATACGGGTCAGGTAGTTATGTGCGGGTGCAACTTTATTATCCATTGCCATTTCGTTAATGAATTTGTTGTATGCCGTTTGATTGGGCTCAAAAATAACAGGCGTACCACAGACAACTAATTTAATTTGTTCCATTTAATATATTCTCTCGTAAATTGATTTCATCAATTAACTGGTTATGACGTGCCGCACACTGGCCGTACATTTCCAGATAAAGGGTTAACAGTTCTGCTGCGTCTTTACCCTGCGTGCCCTTCAGGCGCGGCAGCTGCACGGCGCATTTAGTTTTCAGGTTTTCCTGATAACGCACGTTCTGTGCTGGCGGTGGCATCGTTGTACATGCTGACAAAATCAGCAGACAGGCACACGTTAGTAAACACCGGCTTAACCACTTCTGTGCGAATTTCTCGCGGTGGCGCATTCTTTAAAGCCTCCAGCTTTTCTTCCAGCTTTCGCCCGGATGCGCTGGCCACACTGGCCAGCTGCGTGCCGGTGGCAGTGGCTGTTTTACGGATAGCCAGATCAACACTGTCACGCTGCCAGCTGGCAACCTTCCAGCCGCAGGCAAACGCCATCATGGCCAGCATCACCACACCCACCGTCAGCTTGTCCATCAGCGCACCCCGTTATGTTCCAGGCTGAAATGGTTGCCGTCCGGGTTAGACCTGAAGCGTCCGCCCCAGCTACCGCCCAGCTTTTCCCAGTATTCCCCCAGCGGCAGATAATCTTCCGTACGGGTTTTATACTCGCCCTTCACAAACAGATTAAAATCTACAGCCAGCCGCTGGGTATGGAGGCTATTGGAAATACCGCTGCCTTTCCTTGCGTTCAGCGCCGCTTGTTCAGGCGTGCGATACGCTTCACCAAAGGTCAACTGCATACCGTTTGCATTTGCATACTGGATTAACAACGCAATCATCGACGTAAATCGTTGTTGCTTTTCGCTCAGTGTCACTTCCTGCCCCCCTTACCTAAAAAATCAATTCCCTTGCGACGCAGCCAGGCTTCAACGCCATTCAGGCCGAGAATACCCAGGGCGGAACCAAACCCGGCCAGTGCCAGTGGGTGGATATCCGGAACAAAGTACAACGCCACGCCTGCTGCCACTGACAGGGCACTGCCGACAATGACACGCCCCGCAACCAGGCGCAGGGTTATTGGTTCCCCGCTGTTAAGCATCTTGCCCAGCGCAATCAGCGCCCCCATCACCGCCAGGGCGATAAACCCCTTTTCATAGTCCTGCATCCCTGCCCCTTATCCGATCAGGTTTTCCGTCGCTTCCGGCTCCAGATATGGAACGCCGTTGATGTTGATAAACTTCGGACTGGTCACGAAGTACTTGATTTTGTGCGTGGCCACCGTGCCACCTTTTGGATCAATATCCAGCAGGTTGCTGACCTGCAACTTATTGCCGAACGTTTCCACCTTCATTTCCTCGCTGCCGGCTTTCGCGTAGAAAAGAAAATCCACAGCCGGGATGCCCCGCCATGAACCAGCGGCACGGGCTTTTGCGGTCAGCACCTTCATCACTTTGGAACTGACTTCAATTTCACCCTCAGCCGACACATCACCGTCCACATGGCCATCCGGCACACCACGCGTCTGCGCGGCGGCGCTGTTATCGGTGATATCCAGTGAAATTTTCTCGATATGGATCAGATCACCATCCAGATAGACATCAAACGACATCCCCGAAATACGCTTACTCATGCGGCAGTCTCCAGGCTGGCATCCAGCATCAGATTGATCGTAATCTGCAGCGGCACTTCATACGTGCGCACCACAATGTAAATATCCACCGCTTTCTTGCTCTTCCACACAATGGCCACATCGCCATCCTGCGGCGGCTTCACTTCGCCAGGAAACGCCACACCATTAATACTCGCGGCGGTGGACATCTCGCGCAGTGGTTTCATGAAAAGCGACTGGTGCGCCTGGATACTGCCCGGCGTGCTGTTCAGCGAGCGATCCCCGATTTTACTGATAGCCAGGAGACGGATACGGCGTGCGGCCTTATCGGCAATGCGCAGCGTTTCAATGGACTGGTAATCCCCTCCTTCCACGTCCAGGGTGCGCCCATCTGCCCAGTAAAAACCGTCATAGTCCGGGTACCACATCGGCACGCTGTAGCGCTGCATTTCCAGCGCCTGAAGCGTGGCCAGCTCCAGCACCTCACCGGTGCCATCCACCGGCAAATCATCGCTACCCAGATCAAGCAGTGCACCGGTCTGCACTCGCGCCGGACTGTCGGCGATGGTCACGGCACGATTACACAACCGTCCAGCAAGTACGCCAGGCTCATGGCCAAACAGGCGCGGAACCAGCTGCACCGCTTTTTCCGCAATACCATCCTGCAACGTAGCAGCACGTACCAGATAATCCGCCTGGCTTTCCTTCTCCTGCATTCCCTGTACAGCAAGCAGGAACCATACCCAGCGGCCATACTTCGCGATCAGATCGGCACGTAAGGTAATAGCCTGATTAATGACGCTTGCGGTGGAAACATCATCCGATAACACCACCCCTTCCACGGAACACGATACCTGCGCAGCCATAACGGCTTTCACCCATGCATCCGGCTCCGCATCGGACGGCAGCACATGCACAAATCCCCACCAGTTCTGCCCTGCGTTTCGCATCGCAGCTGTTACATCGCTTTTAAGCGGGCTGTCATCCTCACCCAGCAGCGCATCAAAATCGCTCTGAGTATTAACCGCCAGCGTCTTACCCACATTTACCGCGCCCTTGCCGACAAACAGCACGCAGCGTTCCACCTCACTGGTTTCCCCCTGCAGCTGATTCAGCTGGTTCACTCCTACATTTGGCCAGGTCATGTTCTCCCCCTGATATCCTGCGCATTCACATCCCAGCCAAAGCCAATGGCCTGCAGCTGCCGTGCCAGCGCCTTGTTAAATTCATCCTCCCCCATACCCAGAAACACGCGGGCAGGCAGATCAATTGTCCAGCTCGTTTTCACCGCTTTTCCGCTGAGTTTTCGTATCAGCAACCCCGCCTGGCTGTAAGGCATGGATGTGGTGATTTCGCCCAGGGTTGGCTTTTTCCAGCGCTTCCCCCGACGCACCCGGTACCCCAGGGCGCGTAATTTCTTTGCCTGCGCCGCCGTGGCCATCTTTGCGCCCCCGTCCTGCCGTGGCTGGCTGGCACGACTGACACGAACACGCATCCCATTTTGCTGCGAGTAACCCACGGTGCCTGCGGGTACCGGTGTATCCCCGTTCCGGTAGCCTCCCCCTTGCAGATAAATCCGCACAGCCTGCATTTCTGGCATTTCCCGGATATGCAGCAGTTTTGGCATATTGCGCAGCATCTTCCCTTTACGGCGTGTTTTCCTTCCCGGCCAGGCGCTTCCCTCCGGTGATTCCTGATTGCGCACATGGCGTTTTGCGGCGGCGATAACGCCGTATTTGGCCATACGCCACAACAACCGCTGCCGCTTCTTCGGCGGCAGCTCCATTGCTGCCAGTGCCTCGCGCAGCGCCGCCAGTTGCGCTTTATTCAGCTCGCCACCCGCGATCACTCTTCCACCCCGATAGGCGCACCGGCTTCATCCACGCCATAAACGCTGGCGTGGATGGCCGTCCAGATTTCAGGATTAACCAGTGACCAGCGCTCACCACGCCATGGAATAGCGCCGTTTTCATCCTGCTTAATCACCAGTTCTTCCGCCATTGGTACGCTCAGCACTACGGTGGCGGTTTCTTCATCCTCCACAGATACATCCCACTGCGGATCGGCTTCCGTTACTCCGATTTCGTCAAGCAGTTCCCGATCCGCCTCGTCCAGCCATGCTGCCAGCAGTGACATCAGCAACTGCGGCGGGCAAAGTCGGTACGGGAAACGCGCCCAGCTCAGTACCGCGTCATAACGGATAACGGCCTGCCGGTACTGCCCCAGCCCTAAATCCCTGGCAGCGGGAATGAATTCCATTTCATCAAGTACGCTATCAAAGGACTGCATCGCCCGCGGCGGGACATTCGCCTGAAAGAAAGCGGTCAGGTTTTCCAGTTGCGTCTGGCTCATACTTTTTTCACCGTTGCCCGTTTAAGTCCTTTCATACGGCGGATCACCACCGATGCTTCCGCCAATAGCCCGGCACGCGTTTCCAGGCTTTCCTGCCCCGGATGCGTATCACGCCGCCCGATGGTGGCAAACTCCCCCAGTAAATCTGCCTTTGCCCTGGCAAAAACAGCCTTTGTGTACTGGGCGCACAGGCTGTTCAGCCCGCCCATGCTTACCCCCGGTACTTCCGTGGCCTGGGCATATCCCTTTGCCTGCCAGCCAGCTTCAACCCGCCCCAGCTCTGCATTGACCTCTGCGACGGCAGCAATCAGCGCCTGCGCGATGGTATCCGCATCGATATCAGCTGGCAGTGACCGCTGCGCCTGAAAATCTTTCAGATTCAGATCCGGCCAGAAGCCGTTATTGGTCAGCGGTTCATCCTGATAATCCAGCGGCTTGCCACTAAACATATATCCCCCGAAAAAGGCGGACTGTCCGGTTTCCACGGCGCAGTTGTACGGTCTGTACGCTGCCCTCCACCGCGTCCGCCTGGCTGTCGGTAGTCTTTAAACCTGCGTCAATTTGCGCAGACGTGCGGCGATGGTCTGCCGGGCTGTTTTCACGCCAACCCTGAAATAATGTCGCTCCGCAATAGCCAGTAGTTGATCGGCCTTTTCCAGCGTGGCCACATCATCCACGCCTGCCGCCGTCTTCTGGCCATCCTCCCCGCGCAACAGCTCCAGCCCGGCAAACTTGAACCATTTGGCTGTCACCTGCTCATGTAAGCGCCAGGTGTTAGCCACACGGTCAAATGTGCGTGAAAAATACGGCTCAATACTTTCCCCACGCCCGGCAGACTCTTCCGCCCAGGCCAGCATGGTATCCGCCACAAATGTGGGGAAGTTGCTGCGCAGACGGTCTGGTGTGGCCTGCTGCTGGCTGATAGCGATATCTGCCCAGTCCAGCGCCTTATCCAGATCACCCACGTCAAACAGCCAGATAACGCACCATGCCAGTACCGGGTTTGCATAGACCTGCCCGCTGGCCAGATAGGCTTCAACGGTGGGCATCCAGCGCGGCAGCAACACATCGCGCTTAAACGCAACACGATCTGGAATAAACTGAATGCTTCTGGCTTGCGCCACGTCCTTTTCCAGCGCAGCAATCAGGATGTGCATGCTTTCGCTGCTGTCCACCGCCTGGCTCTGTTTCAGGCGCTGTTCCATGGCAATACGCTGGCTGTGCCGCTGTGCAGGAGAAAGTGCCATGCTTAACCCTCCACAGGCTCGGTCACTTCACCGATAGTGACGGCGGACTCATCGATCGCCGCATACAGCTCCGGCACTTCAATCGCATAACCCTCGTTACGCAGGTAACTGTTTTCAAACTGTTTGCGATCATCTTCAAACCGGGCTTTACGCTGACGTGTATTGCGCTGGGTATAGATATGCAGGTTAGAAAGCGGTGTCACCACCATGCGCTTACCAGGCATAAACGGCGGAATAATCGCTTTACGGCCTGCAATAGTGCTACCCAGCATCTGCGCTGCAATCTTCTCTGTCGGACGGTCAGCAGCCTGATACAGTCGGTATTGTTCCGCCGCCACCAAGTCAGCACCAACCAGCACGACAAGGCGCGGATCATTACGAAACTGCGCAGGAATTTTGGCGTTAATCAGATCGGAAGCCATTGCATCCAGTGACTTGTAATCCCCGGCCTCATCCAGCACGACCTTATCTGTCATAATCTGGTTGCCACCCAAAAGCGTTTTCATGCGCTCATGCCAGCCGATGTTCACATCCTCGCCATTGGGGTTAGCTTCTGGATCGGTGGTTTTAGCGCGGCTCTGGCCATTAAAACCAATGCGCAACATATCTAGCGCAAAAGCCTGGGTGGTAAATGCCTGCACCAGATTGAAAAATTCATTTTCTTCTTTTCCGGCGTTCGCCCAGACAGAAAGCAGATCCCAGCGCAGTGCGGCACAGCTGTCTGTTTCAACCAGTGAATAGTCATTACCATCCACGCCTACCTGCTGCACGAAACGCCCGGTAGCACTACGCCCGGTATGCAGTCTGGAATTACCAACGGAAATAACCTGGCCACTCAGCTGGTCAACGTCCAGGCAGGTGATCATGTTCAGGAATTCCACGGATTCCAGCATGGCGAGACGTAAATCATTTTCCTGCGGGTCATTCAGGGAAAAATAACGACGAGTATCAGGTGCGCCTAATTGCTGCGCCATCCCCGCCGAGTATTTATCCAGTAAATCCCGCGCACGGTTATTAAGGTGCATAAAACTCCCTCGCACTTAAGCGATATAAAAATTATTCGTTGTTAATTGACGTACTGAAAATTACAGGAATTTAAAGCTGCCCGGCTTATCCTTGATATTACGCCCCTGAGAACGGCTGGACTTACCACCCAAATCACTGAAGCGTTTAACGATATCCTTTGCATTGTCACGAATAACAGAAAACTCTTCTGTATCCACTACTTCTGCAATGGTATCAACATCGTCTTTTACGTCACCCAGCTGATTTTCAATTTTGGCCACACGACCTTCCAGCTCATTAAGAGCATTGGCCAGCGCCTGTAATTTATCATCATCCGGTGCCGGATTATCGCCTGGATTCTCTTCTTCAAATTTCGGTTTAATGCCAAATAATTTCTGCCAGTTCTTCATTCTTTCTTCCTGTTTAATTTTACCGTCGCGGGAAATTACGCAACTGTAATAACCCTGTTTCGTTAATTTTTTGCGCCGACTACTAAAGCGCAGCCGTGTGGTGCCAACGCTGGCCGGGGTATCTGTCACCGCCAGCCCTTTCAGGTAAGTACGCCCACTGCCGCGCCAGTTCTCTTCCGGCTCAATTGAAAAGAACAAAAGCTGGTCTTCATGGTTGGCAAAGATAAGGCGCATATTCGGGCACAGGCTGACATACAGCCGCGCTAACCCATCGTCGCCATCGTGCCAGGTGGCTTCCAGTACTTCACCAAAATTACCGCAATCATCTTCATGTTCTGGCCAGATTAAAGCGACATAGTGGTTATAGTTGTAGGTTTCCCCCATATCGATAATCCACTGCCTTTTAATCTCCCTGCCGTCTACGGTATCCCCTTCTGTAGCAACACACAGCCAGTCAGTTTTTAAATGCGACACATATTCCCTCCCCTGTCGATTAACTGATTTTCCTGCTGTGACTCCAATTATTGCCGGATTGCAGAAAGCACGCACTCAACTTAATTCTGGTTAATTCGGATAAGCGCCCTTTGCCGAACAGGTACGAATTAACACCGCCGTTTTTTCGTCATTGCCACGGCATAATTAAATCTATGGCTAAATACTCTGAAGAATTAAAAGGCGTAGTACGGGCGCTGTATTTGCGTCGCTATACGCCAAAAGAAATTGCATCTGAATTAAATCTGCCGAATGCGCGGATCGTTTACTACTGGGCGGAGAAATACAGCTGGGCTGATTTACTCAGCCATGAAAGTACTGAAGAGGCGATTGAACGCCGTTACCAGTTGCTGGCCGGGCGCGATAATAAAACCGATCTCGACCTGAAAGAGATGGATTTACTTATTGCTCATGCCACTAAGCTGCGGGCGCAAAGTAATAAACATAAAGAAAAGATGCTGGCAAACCGGGGGAACGGGCAAGCAGCTGCGGCGCAAGACAGCGACGATGGCGAACCCCGCAGAAAACGCAGGTACAAGAAAAACGATATTTCATCACTTACCCAGGAGGATTTTGACACCTGGGCGGAGGAACATCTTTTCGGCTACCAGAAACACCTGCGCCAGAATATTGGTCAGGCGGTGCGCAATATCCTGAAAAGCCGTCAGATCGGGGCAACCTGGTACTTTGCTTATGAGGCATTTGAAAACGCGGTCATGACCGGCGATCCGCAAATTTTCCTGTCAGCATCCAAAGCCCAGGCGGAAGTTTTCCGGTCATATATCGTCAATATCGCCGAGCAGTATTTTGGCATCACACTTACCGGCAATCCGATCCGTCTAAGCAACGGTGCGGAATTACGTTTCCTTTCCACCAACAAAAACACTGCCCAGTCCTACAGTGGCCACCTGTACTGTGACGAATATTTCTGGGTACCGAACTTTGCCAGGCTGAACGAAGTGGCCAGCGCAATGGCCACACACGATAAATGGCGCACCACCTACTTTTCCACGCCATCCGCCAAAACGCACCAGGCTTACCCGTTCTGGACTGGCGAGGAATGGAAACAGGGCAGTAAAAAACGCGCGGCTATCAAATTCCCGTCATTTGATGAAATGCGCAACGGTGGCCGACTCTGCCCCGATGGCCAGTGGCGCTATATCATTACGATGGAAGATGCGATCGCCGGTGGCTTTAATCTGGCCAGCATCGAGAAACTACGGAACCGCTACAACGAAACCACATTCAACATGTTGTATATGTGCGTTTTCGTGGATAGCCAGGATTCCGTTTTCAGCTTTTCCGACCTGGAAGCCTGCGGCGTGGAAATTGAGACGTGGCAGGATCACGACCCCAACGCCGCCCGGCCATTTGGCAATCGCCCGGTATGGGGTGGTTTTGACCCAGCACGCAGCGGCGATTTGTCCTGCTTCGTCATTATTGCCCCACCTGAACTGGCCGCAGAAAAATTCCGCGTACTGGCAGTCTTTAACTGGAAGGGTATGAACTTCCGCTGGCAGGCCAAGCAGATAGAAAGCCTGTTTAAAAAATATAACTTCACTTATCTGGGTGTTGATGTCACCGGCATAGGCCAGGGCGTTTTTGACAATATCCAGCACTTTGCCATGCGCGTGGCCGTGCCTATCCGCTATGACCTGAACACCAAAAACCAGCTGGTACTGAAAGCCGCGGATGTGGTCGAAAGCCAGCGGATCGAGTGGGATAAAAACCTGAAAGAGATCCCGGCCAGTTTCATGGCCATCCGACGCACCACAACGCAGAGCGGGAACGCCATGACCTTTGTCGCAGACCGCAGCCCTGAAACCGGCCATGCAGAATCGTTCTGGGCGATCGCACACGCCCTGCATAACGAACCGCTTAACTATGAAAACAAACCAAAATCCCGCTGGGGAATGAAGAAGGCAGCATGACGAAAAAACGATATAACGCCCGGAATAAGCGCGGCGACAAAGCAAAAAAAATGAGCATCATTTCTTTCGGCAAACCGGAACCAGTACTGACCACCGGCACGGATTACCGGGATATCTGGTACGACAATGCTGCCGACCATTTTACCCAGCCTATTGATCGGCTGGCGCTGGCACAGCTGATTAACCTGAACGGCCAGCACGGCGGCATTATTCATGCCCGTAAAAATATGGTGACGGCAGATTATCTGGGCGGTGGTCTGACGGATGATGAACTGGAAGCGGCCGCATTTGATTATCTGACGTTTGGTGATGTGGCCATTGCGAAAATACGCAACGGCTGGGGTGACGTTATCGGCCTGGAACCTCTTCCCGGCCTTTATCTGCGCCGTCGCAAAGTCCGTGATGATGATCGTAATGTGCCCGGTGATTACGTGGTACTGCAGGAAGGTGAACCGCTGGTATTCCCTGAAGAAGATATCATTTTTATCAAGATGTATGACCCGCAGCAGCACATTTACGGTCTGCCGGACTATATCGGCGGCATTCATTCCGCCCTGCTGAACAGTGAAGCGGTGATTTTTCGCCGCCGCTACTACCACAATGGGGCACATACTGGCGGCATCCTGTATACCCGTGACCCCAGCATGACGGATGAAATGGAAGAGGAGATTGAACAGCAGCTGCGTGACAGCAAAGGGATCGGGAACTTCTCCACCATTCTGGTGAATATCCCTGGCGGCGATGGTGACGCCATTAAATTTATCGAAATGGGGGATATTTCTGCAAAGGATGAATTTGCCAGCGTAAAAAATATCAGTGCGCAGGACATTCTGAACGCTCACCGCTTCCCGGCCGGGCTGGCAGGTATTGTGCCGCAGAATACCGCAGGACTGGGCGACCCTGAAAAAGTGGAACGCACCTACAAAAAGAATGAAGTTCGCCCCATTCAGCGACGCATGGCCAAAGCAGTGAATAATGATCCGGAAATTCCGGTGCATCTGCATCTTAAATTCGCAGATGAATCAACGGATAAGGATGCAGCATGAAGCGAAAAGGGTTAAAATCCAGGCATATTTTGACAGCCGGAGAGTGGAATATGAGAGTCCTGAAGATTGAATGCCCGGAATGCGGCTCAAAGGCTGTAATTCGAAAGACGAACCGGAAACACCGGCAGATTGCTGATATTTATTGCGCCTGCGCAGATGTGGAGTGTGGGCACACTTTTGTAATGAATTTGACGTTTTCCCACACTCTTAGCCCCAGCGCGAAAACGGGTGATGCTTTAGTACAAACATTGCTAAAAAATCTGTCACCCGATCAGAAGCAGATGGCGCTGGACTTACTGAAAGCGGCACCTGCTGCGTGAATCGCTCTCGCTAGAGGGGCTTGTTTTCTTGCCCCTAGTTATTTCCCTCAACTCTTCCGCAATTTCCCCTATCCACTCAAGAGCGATAGTTTTTTCCTTTGCGTTTACATCGCAGACATGCGCTATTTTAGCCAGTAGTTCGATGCGCTCCAGCTTTGCGGACGCCTCCAAAATATCCATGCAGCCACCTCAGAAACAAATACTGTATAAGCATACAGTACACCTAAACGCACAATATGTGAAATGATAATTCATGTGACTAATTATTTACGCATTGTATATCACGTACTTACACGGCATCACCTCCAGCCTGGCCAGATTTCATCTTCCGGTTTCATACGGTTTTCCTGCAACCTGCCATTACGGTAAATCAGCGAGCTATTGCCAAAACTCAAACCGCCGCCACGCATCAGAATGGCTATTTCTTCATCCGTGCCGGCAAGCCCCCGGCCAGTTAATTCAGTTTTTAACCTTCTTCGGGTTCCTCCCTCCGTACAGTTATTGACAGAACTCCTAGGCGGCGCATTCGCGCCGCTAACAGCTGCCGCCTGATCGGCGGCTAACTTCGGAACAATCTTCCATTTTGTAATCCGGGTTAAAATGGGCACATCCATGCCAACGGCAGGAGAGAAAACCCCCTTAACCCGCACAATTTCTTCTCCATATGCGTTAAATTCCGGGCTGGTTTCATACCATGTGCGTGCGATCAGCTCATCCCGTCTTACGAATGGCCCGCCCTGCTCATTGATATATTTCGCCCAGTCTCCGCTGTCAGCAGCATCATGTACCGCAGCAAATTCAACGCTTAACCCCATCGCGGTATCGTGATCAGCCATCCGGCGCAATTCGCGCCAGACCGTTACCGGCGCACCACCTACGAACTGAAACTGGCGGATACGCCAGCATGATGCCCATGCAGCAGCTGCGGCGGCGGCTTCTTTCATTGGCTTGCCGCTTTCGTCGTCCAGTTCATCATCCAGCGCATAGCCATCAATATTTTTTGATATGTATTTGGCTACATAACCGGTTGCCGACCCTTTTTCCGGATCGATACTTTCAGCATGAAAGCGTGCCTTTCTGGCTTTATCAGTGATCAGCTCGCCATGGTCTTCATCCATCGCATAATCACGCAGAATGCCGCGTACCTGTTCAACTTCTTCAGGACGCATAAATAGCAACATGTGCCAGTGTGGCGTGCCATCGTGATGCGGCTCCGCAACCCTGATTCCAAACACGCGCAAGTCTTCCCGGTGAAGCTTTGCCCTGATCCGTCCCCAGATTTTACGCAGATATCCCTGGGTATCAGCCGGACTGCTGCCATTCCATTTACGGTTGCGGTGGCCATGAATAGTAGTCGCGTGATATTTAGACGGCGCAGTGATGGTGTAAAACTCCCCCACATACCCCAGCTCATTACAAACGTTTTCAAATCCACGAATACGCACCATCATTTCTGTACGGCGGATCGCGGGATTGGCCACGCTCCCCCAGTACTTATCAATCAGGCTAATCCGGTTGCCGAATTCATCCTCAAGCTCCATCGACTTCAGGAATTCCCGCGTCCGGCGCTTCTGCTCCTTCCAGTCACGAATAAGCTGTTTGCTGGCGTAAGTGCTGACCTTTTTGCTGACATGATTCAGGGCGATATGCAAATGCTCACGCCACTCTGACGCATGGCGACGCAGGCGAAGCGCCCACCACCGATCTGACATCATTTTGGCAAGAGAAGCGGCGGCTTTTGGCTCCTCGAAGCAGCGACGCATTAACTTTTCATAATCCGGCGCAGACTGGCGGAATGCATGAGTAATGGCAGCAGCACGGACATAAAGCGCATGCAGCAACTTAAGCGCACCGGCATCCGGCATTTCATCGTTTATGCTACTGAGCTCCATTGTGATGAACGTCGAAACATCTTGCGCCAGCAGGTCAATATCCTCTTTCGACATATCAGGCAGGTGGTTGAAGCGGTACATAAGGCGCACGGTATCGGCGGTCATTTTGCCGATGTGATAACGCTCTGAGACAATATTGATACGCGGCAGAATGCGCTCAAGGAAGGTTTTAGCCAGGTAAGCATTTGCTCGCTTTATACCCTGTTCTTTTTCCAGCTTGCTGGCTGTCGTATTTACCGACATACGAACAATCACAGATTGCTTTTGTAGCAAATCCTGGGCGCAAGCCAGCGCCGCATTCTCTCGATCACGGCGCTGTAGTTCTTCGTATGTAGGTATCGGGCTCGCAATGGCCTTACGGGGCGCATTCCATGAATACGCCCAGTGTGTGATGGCGTGTGCATCTTCAGACTGATTAGCATCACGCCGCCATTTATCGACGGCGTGATGATTGCCAGGAATCAAAACAGGCTCAGTCACGATCTAACCGCCAGTCTGCGCCAGATTTTTTGGTACTTACGCACAAGCCATATAGCCAGCTCGATAGACCATGCAACTGGCCATATAGCTGCCCAGATATGAACAATGATGAAATCCATCATATCTGGCTCATATTCGCCGTTGTCCCTTGTCAGAGTGCGCGTATAAAGAAAAACGGCAATCAACGCGACAGCAACGTAAATAATGTAATAAACCCACAACCACAATGATTCACCGAAAACCATCACGCCGCCCCCTTACTAAGTACAAGCTTAAGTGGCGATTTAAGGATCAGCTCTTTAGCCACTTTCTGGCTTGTAGCTGCTGCACCAACACTGCGCGGCGCATTCACTTCCGCTACATCAAACAGCGCGTACAGATAGCGAACCATAGGCAAATCGGCATTAGACGCTACTACCGGCACTCCCTTTACTGCCAGTTTGTGCAACTTGCGAGACAGCCGCCCCTGATCCAGGGGTGAAAAGCCGTTTTCGGTGTATGAGGTAAAATTTCCTGATTCCGTCAGGTATGGCGGATCGCAATACACCACATCACCGGTACGAACCAGCGCCAGTGTTTCGGAGTAATGCGCGGTGATAAACGTCGCCCGCTTTGCCTTTTCCTCAAATGCGCGAATTTCATCTAACGGAAAATAAGGTTTCTTGTACTTACCAAACGGAACATTGAACTGCCCGCGCCGGTTATAGCGGCACAGGCCATTAAAGCCGTGACGGTTCAGATACATAAAACTTGCAGCAGCTTTTACGCTGCCCGCATCAGCACTACCCTTGAATAAATTGAAAGAATCCCGCACCGAATAATAAAAAACCGCCCGATCTTCTTCTTCACCCAGCGAACCGGCAGAAAATAGCGTTTCCAGCTCAACAAGAAACGCATCGGTATGATAGGCCATGGCCTTATACAGATTGACCAGATCGGGGTTAATGTCACCAATCAGATATGCGTCATAATCCGTATTCATCATGACAGCGCATGAACCTGCGAACGGCTCAACCAGGCGCTTGCCTTCCGGAAGATGGTCACGCAGGTGCGGCATAAGGCGGGCTTTACTGCCCACCCATTTCAGCGGTGTTTTTACTGCCATGCTGCACCACCTTTACTACAAATTGCCTCGGCCTCTTCTCGGATCAGTTCGACAATCTCAGCCGCGCTTAAACCTTCATTTGCGGCGTGGGTGGCCAGCTTATCCAGACGGGTGGAATACAAATCGGCGGCAACGGCTTTACCTTCGGCAGTTGCTTTGGCCAGCATGGCAAGCAGTTCGTTACCGGAATTAATTACGGGCAAATGGTTACGTGTCATATTCATTTTGGTTTCCTTAAGGCAAAAGAATCCCCGGCCACCACAGGGATGACCAAAAAATCAGGCGATTAATTAGTGGAAAGAAAAGGTAATAGGTACGGCGGTATAACTAGGCGCAGGAACCTTATGCAGCTCATAAGTATTGCGCCACCACTCCTGGATCAGCGCCTTGATTTCACCAGCACCCAACGACCCGGCGATGTAATACATGGAACGGATGCTGGCCAGCGCTTCCACCTGCTGTAACTGGCTTTCTGCCTCACGGTATACACAGCACCAGTAAGCTGCATTGACTGCCAGCCAGTGGCGCTTGCTGGTCATATGCTCAGTGTCATTAAAGAAAAACGGATGCAGGGCAACACGATTATTTTTTACAGTGCTTTTTTCCACAAAGAGAATGGCGTAATTGTGTGGTACGCCCCATGCGGCCAGCTCGCGCCCCAGCTCTTTAGCGTCTACTGAAATAATGGACATTAGTGATTCTCCTGCTGCATTTTGCTTACGATATGAGGCGCAATAATCATCTGCACCCCGTTGCGGCTATTAATCGGATGCGCTTTTTTAATCGGTCTGTCATGTGCTGTACGGGCTGAAAAATCAGAGTCCCGCAACGATCCGAATCCCTCAAAAGTCAGACGCGCCCTGGATATGCCCTGGCGCAAGTGGATCATGGCGCGATAGTCCAGACGTTCGAAAAGTTCACGCCAGCAACACTTGCTAAGACTGGCTTTAAACTCCCCGGAACCGGAAGAGACGCCCGCGGCATGGAGGACAACCCCGCGCCACTCCGGCGTTAACTTGTCCCACCAATCTGCGGCCTCACTGCTGTTACTGAAATATTTGCGGCGTATGTTGCGCAGCTGCGCCAGCCCCAGCTTTTGCTGTTCCTGATTAATGGCCATACTGCCCCCGCAATAATCCCATCAGGCGATGCCACCAACGGCGACGCGGTTGATGCGCCGTAAATTTATATATGTGGCTGGGATTCCAGCGCTGACCATCTGGCAGCTCAATCCAGCCAGTTGAACCGCTGGCCAGCTGCATAGGAGGTGACTGGTGCTTCAAATAGGTAACAAAGGCTTTCATTGTTTTCCCTCACATCATTCCTGTGACGTTAGTTGTCACGATATCGACAGCAGCAGCCAGCACCGGCGCGGACTGAATACGGCTTTCAACGGTATAAGCCAGCACGGAAAGGCTGCGGATGGCATCGCGGGCGCGATCAAGGATTTGAGTTCGACGGGCGGAGGTCATGCACTCCGTTGATACGGCTTCCCCAGCGATCGCACCAACACTGGCGGTGGCGGTCAGGGCACAAAACTGCATATTCCCCGGCGTGGCATTGTTCACTGGCACTGACGGCAGGCAATTAATCTGGCTCAGAAGCCCATCCAGCAGGCGGGCATCTTCTGTGTAGTCAGTAATCGCCAGCAATTCATCGCACGTCAGGCGGTGCGGTTGCACCGGATTCAGTTTATTGCGCAGCATTTGTGGGCGCATACCCACAGCCGATGCGACTTCTTCCAGGTTATGCGCCAGCGCAAACGCTCGGCAAGCAGCATCAAAGCGAGCATGTTTAGAAGTCTGATAATCAAACATTGTTAGCTCCTCCCTAATCCGTAGGATGAATTACGCGTTAAGCGAAACATCGCATTCGCTTAATGCCATCACGGTTAAGGCGGCCATGTTTACTTCAACCAGCCCCTTTTTCTGCGCTCCTTTTGGTTTGATTGGCAATTTTCCGTATGAAATCAAGTTCTCAGCAGTACTACGGGACATGCCAGTACGGCGGCAATACTCATCAAGTGGGATATATGGATCGGGGATCACGATTGTAATGTTGGGACGCATAATGCAAACTCCTCAAGTTGTGGATACGCCAATATCCGCTGTTATCAACCAATATTCGTAAAAAACTACAACGAGGAGAGGCTAGATCGTATTAAGCGACAAATCAACATTTTTGTCGCATTTTGCGAATGCCTGATTAAATTATGGGCAAATTCTCTTATGGACAAATTAGCCACAGTAGTGAAGTGCTCGATAGAGTCATTGATGCTTATGGTTTTACGTCGAAGCTGATGCTTGCCGATCATTTTGATATGGCATCAAGTAGCCTAGCTGGACGATATAAACGCGGCGGTTTTCCCGCAGACATGGTAGTGAGGTGTGTGGCCGAAACCGGCGCATCACTGGAATGGCTCGCCACTGGTCAAGGTAGAAAGTTCGACGATGAAGAACTGGATATTTTGAAAATGCCTCGCCGTAAAATCGTGGACGGACTGATTTATGACGCTGGGATGTACATGCTGGATAAAGTCTCTTTTTTACCGGGCGTCCCTTTGCCAACCTCCCCCATATGTGTGCTGGAAGGTAATAATCAGTTCATTGTTGATACCTCATTCACAGAAGTTTATGACGATCAGTGGCTTGTAGAGATTGAGGGTAAAACGAGTATCCGTACCCTTACACGCATTCCAATTAAGAAAGTAAGAGTTAGCGGCGTAGGTATGGCTTTTGATTGTGGTATCGACGACATAACCGTGATTGGGCGTGTAGTCCTGACGATTAAATAACATGACCGTAAGAAAACTCAGTAATGGCCAATGGGTTGCGGACTTCTATACCGTCAACCGTAGCGATGGCAAGCAAGGGAAAAGAGTTCGCAAAAAGTTCGCGACTAGAGGCGAGGCGTTAGCATTCGAAAACTACACCCTTCAAAAAGTCGAGGACACGCCCTGGCTTGGACAAGGAAAAGATAAACGCCGCCTTTCAGATTTGATACATCTCTGGTTTGAACGTCACGGGATAACCCTGCGCGATGGTGAAAAGCGTAAAAGCGCCATGTTATGGGCGGATGAGTGCATGGGTTCCCCGTTGGCTACTGAGTTCACCGCGCAGCTGTTTACCGCTTATAGGGCTAAAAGGTTGGATGGTCATTTTGCCCGGACAAAGCGCGTCACTCAGGTTTCTCCGCGCACCATGAACCTGGAGCACGCTTATTTCCTCGCTGTATTTAATGAATTAAAACGACTCGGAGAATGGGACGCTCCTAACCCTTTAGAGAACGTTCGCCAGTTCAGAACAGAAGAAAGTGAGATGGCCTATCTTACTGGAGAGCAGATCGACAGGCTTTTAGAGGAATGTCGCAATAGTTCTGCCAAAGACTTAGAAATGGTAGTAAAAATCTGCCTGTCTACTGGCGCTCGCTGGGGAGAGGCAGAAAAACTGAAACGCAGTCAGATCACAGCGGGAAAGGTGACATTCATAAAAACGAAAGGAAAGCGCAATCGTACAATACCACTTGCCCCTGAAATTCTATCAGAACTACCAAAAAAGAATGGCGGATTGTTTGAACCATGTTATTACGCTTTTAGATCAGCACTTGAGCGGGCGGGGATAGACCTACCTGCCGGGCAACTAACTCACGTTCTAAGGCATACTTTTGCATCTCACTTTATGATGAACGGCGGCAATATACTGGTATTGCAAAAAATCCTCGGTCATACCGATATTAAAATGACTATGCGTTATGCCCACTTTGCCCCTAGCCATTTAGAAGATGCATTAAAGTTCAATCCATTGGTGGGAAAATGAAAAAAATACCTGAAAAACTAAGTGATATGGATGAGGTAAAAGAATTAAGAATTAGAGAACTAAGTAAAATGTTCTCACCTCATTTTAGTTCAATAAAAAATTATCAAGTATACATTATGCATCTGGTAATTTTCCTTGGTAATCATACACCTATTGATAACAGAGACCGGACAATCAGAAACTTACTTGCAGACTGTAATGACATGCTTGATCCGATAGCATCAAGCTTGAAAGAGGGAAAGTACAACGTTGCTTCAACGCTTACTAGGCGTTTATATGAAGATATTTCCTTAGCAAATGCTTTCATGCTTAATCCCGCGTTACATGATCGCTGGCATTCAGGTGAAGAGATAAAGAATCAAGAAGTAAGGGAAGTGCTTGATAAATCAGAACTAGGCGCGGACATTGAGTCAACTAGATATCTATACGGATTACTATCTGACTTATCCCACCCGAGTAGAGTTGCAATTATGGATAGATTTCTTGGAGAAGGTGTAGAGTTTTCATTAGGAGGCTACCCAACCCCGAGCGTATATCACGTAGCAGAGACATTAGTACAATGTCTTTCCCTTGTATTTTGGCTCTGCGCGGCCACCTCCCTTTTCTATAAACCACTTATTTATAAACATAACCCAGAATTGATTAAATTATATAAATTCGCAGCGGAACACGCACAAAAGATCAATGGTCAATTACATAATGAATTGGACAGACTCCTCTCTGAGGAAAACATAAAATTCATAGAAAAAAAATACCCCCCACGCAAGAAGAGGAACCCTAAACGAAAGCCTTGA